AGTCCATCCTGTCCTCATTGGGCAACCTATATTCGTCCTTGGCCTCACATGTGACCCTAAGTGCGAAACGACGCAAGAAAGCAGCCGAACTATTGAAGTACATATCAGCATTAAGGTCTCCAACATTGGTTGTAACACCTACATACTCGGAACGAAAAGGTATCCTACCCTTATCTTGCAGTTCTGCTTGGTTTGTGACAAATTGGATGTTGTTGCAAGCGGCGATTATATCACCAATAGAAGGGTCAACACCCTGGATGACATTTGGCCTAAACTTAGCAGCATCATCATACAACACGCCAGCAAAATGGGACTTGTAGCCAGAGTAATAAGGGTCATCCTCAGTTCTTGTCCAGCAAACTGCTTGTTCCTTATCGATACCCCTAACCGCACAATAATGGTTGAAAACGCCAGTATTAATGAATGATTTACACACACCGGCTGAACCATAGAACAAAATGGCAACAGGTGCACGTCTAAACGAAGAAGCAACTAATGAGCACTGGTGCCTCTTTAGTACCATCTCAAGCTCCAACAAGGTGTTGAACACTATGGAGTGCTCTTTCCCTTTCTTAAAGTGTTGCGCAAGCCTCTTTCCCGTTGCCACAGCCTCGGAAACCTCATTAATGAATGCTGGTAGCGCCATGCCAACAGCACTAGGATTGTTGAGGAACTCACAGTCCTTACGCAACCTGCTGGCTGTATCCAACCAATCAGTCATGATCGTGTCATCAACAAAAAAGCACTCAACTGACCCAGTCAGCAACGCTTGCCTACCAGCTTTGCACAAAAATATGACAAGCCCAGTGACCCCGTCTATAAAGGTCAGGCAATTCCAAACAGAGGGTCGGATTTTGCCCTCCTCAATCTTGCTAAAGAGCTTATGATCAAAAGAGAGCCCCATCTTTGTGTAAAGAGTGTGTGCTATGACATGGTTGAACACCTTGAGTAGCTTATCACCTAGAGTGCTGCCAATCACTCTATGCACATTCTTATGGAGTGAGTCACAAACATCAATCCACTCAGACGCCGATTGGAAAAAGGGTAAATAGTCCTTAACCTCATCACAGAGCACATCAAACACCCTCAAAACAGTGCCCGAACAGGACTTGCCTGTTATCGCATGGAAAAAGCTACAAGTGGAAACCAAAATCTGCTTCTTACTGGTTGAATTCCTAACCTGGTACAACAAGGCCAATGACGCCTCAACAATTAAGGCAACCTGATCGTAGGCTGGATTAGCCAAGAAATTACTCTGCGTCTTCTCATACAAGAGACCATCACCATAATGGTCCTCAGGCCTTCCAATAAATGCCTTTCCTAATCTAACTGTAGTCGCGGTGGCATTCAATAGTGCCATAGTAGTTCTCGAAGGTGGTCTCATTATGGTGTATCTGGCTCTTAAATGCTCTTGTGGTATGCGAACCCCTGACATTTTTTATAGTTGTTAGGTTCAACTGTGACTGGACTTCCACCTGTCACGGTAAAAATGTGGTTGACTAAATAGGAGCAAAAACGGGAACAACAATAGTCACGCTAGACAAACCTAGCGAACGGGAGTTATTCCATCTAATCCCCAAGTGGGGGGCCCGATCGGTGTATTGAATTGCACCGAATCTGCTCCAGTGTGAACTATTACTAAATAGCCACCATATAGTGTTGTGGCATGCATTAGGAATTTTGAATATGAATAAAGAAATTTTTATGTTTAGTTC